GGAACTGGTGTAGGCTTTGGAGGTGGAACTGGTGTAGGCTTTGGAGGTGGAACTGGTGTAGGCTTTGGAGGTGGAACTGGTGTAGGCTTTGGAGGCGGAACTGGTGTAGGCTTTGGAGGCGGAACTGGTGTAGGCTTTGGAGGTGGAACGGGTGTCGGCTTTGGAGGTGGAGGTTTTGGTTGAAAAACGCAATTAATGTCATTTTTAACATCAGATATATCAACATCTCTATCTTGTATTATATTATAAATTATGTCGCAAAAATTATCAGGGCACTCTGGTTTTTGAACATCTTTAGTTTGTAGATATGATTGTGGATTCGCGCATGGAAGCCACCAACATCCGTCATTGATAACCTTTCCTGGCTTGAGCGTCTTGTAGGTGGATGACAATGACCTATTTACACATTTGCAGTCGGGAGTGTTATTAACAGAACAGTAATTTTGAACAACTGTATCTTGTGTATTTTTAGGTTGGGAATTGAACCACGACCGGCACAGTTCTCCATCTTTTCCAGTTGATTTTAGTCTAGAACATCTCGGCATGTTTTTATCGGTATCGGGATCTAAAACACATGTATCTGAAGACTGTTGGCAGTAGTTGGATACCGCCATATTATAATCTCCTTGAGTTCCAAATTTTTGTTTGAAATTGTCCAACTGTTGAATAGTATTGATCTTGTCGACATCAAAAACACACTGTAGTTTGGGGGCGTTTTCATTCCAAGTAACTCGGGTTAAAGGGTCGCGTTTGTGAGAATCGACGCCGATATTGCATTCTGCCGAATCCGGCTTTGCGCATCGTTTTACATTCGGGCATGTAAAACAGCATGGAATATGCCCGAAATTCCAATCGTCTTTATTGTCCGTCTGGCCACATGGCCGTACAGCTGTAAAAGCTGTGCAAGTGAAACAATCACATGGTTGTTCTATCGCATATTCCGTCTTGGTAGAGGTTTGTGTAGTAAAACCATTTACAATCGAGGTCATTTATTACCTGGGAGTTTTATGTTTGTAAAACATAAAACTTTATTTAGTAATAAAATTGAGAACAATTCCCACTAAAAGGTTAATAATAATTAAAGCGATAACAAACTCCCACAAAGCGAGATCTCCAATTTTGCGTTCAAGCATCATTTTATTAGCTGTAAAATTTATTCATCTTCATCGCTAAAGATGTAATCTTCAATTTCCGATTCCTCGCTTACAACATCGTTATTTAAATTTAAAGGCATTGTATACTTTAATTTATATTTACAACACAAAGCTATTAGTTCTTTTGTTAAAGGATTAACCATACCTTCTTCGTTTTCGTATCCGACTATAACTTTGTCAGTAACATTCATAACCAATATAAATTGTTCAGGGATGTCTACTGTATAATTTCCATGTAGGGTTTTTTTAACCTGAATAACATTCTTCTTTTGTTTAAAAACCTGAAGAATGTTCGAACTTTGGGGGTGTGCCCTTTGCGGCAACAATTTATCACAAATGTCTTTTGTTCGCAATTGAGTGTGATGTTTGACCAACGAATCGGCAAACAAAACGACATATTTATTTAGTATAGAACTAAGGTTGTCTGAAAGGTTCATGATATTTTTATATAATATTATATTATATATTTTTCAATTTTATTCAACTTCGTCATATTCTTCGTTTATTTTGCTCAGAGATTTAATCCATATAGTAATCTTGCTGTCTTCTTTCGAATCAATACATGTTTCCAAAGCAATCGATTTATTTTTTGGGTCAATATACACTTTAAGATTATGGTCAAACTTAGTCATCTTTTTTAATTTACTAAAATACTCAGATCTAAATCTGTCTTCGAAAGTAGATATTTCATCTTCGTCTGTATCTCCTTTGATAGTCGTTTTAAAATTTGTAGACGCAAATGAAATCGACTGCGCCTCCGGATTAGTTTCAATCGTTAATTCGTCCTTTCCATTAATAGACTTGCAGAATTCTGCAAAGTCGCCAGACTTGATATTTAAGCATGTTGTGTCATCAACCGTCGGAATTGGAATATTAATATAATCATATGGTTTAAGCGCAAGTATATATTCCAACTGGATACTTTTTTTAATAACCTTTATATTTAAATTTTCTCCAGTGTTTTTTAGTTCCACGTTGTCCAACCCGGTAATATTTTTGAGACTGTTTTTGATACCGTTAATATTGAACATGTATATATTCTCTGTATGACATGTATACTCGGTAAAATAAGAGAGGGAAAAATAAACCATTGGATAAATGCTATTGTCGTGTGATTTGTATATATATATACCGGTGTGTTTAACATCTAGATACGCGTCTGAAATTCCCATTTGTTTAAACAAATCAAAGACATTTTTAAAATGAATTATACCTTTATTGGTTATTTTGCATTGAAACATTTATATATTATAAAAGTATCTACTTAGGTTAACATTGGTTTTTACATGGTCAATAATATCTACTTATTTATTAATTTTAAAATTAATAAATAAAGGTGTTGCCGCTTTACGGCGTCCGAAGGGTACCCTATCCCTAAGGGATAGGTCGCTCAATCCCGCTACGAACCGACATGGTGAAAATCGACACACGGGACAAGAACAATTTAATTTTAGCCACGTTTTAATGCATGCAATACAAAACGAATGTAAACACGTTGTTTGAAGTGTGTTGTCTGGTTGTAGATATTCAAGGCACACTGAACACTTACTGTGAATTTCTTCTGGATATTAATCTTTGTAAAAGTATCAATTCCGTTGGTTTCTTTGACCTTTTTCCGGTCAATTTTTTTATATTCAAACGCCATTTAAATTATATTATATTGTATTGTTTATTCAATTTTTACCTTTAAAGGTTTGAAGATTGTTTCTTGACGCTGCCCATAAATGATATTTTTTAAAAATCTTGATACATTCGTTTTTACAGATTTACGGATCCAATTTGTTTATTTTACACTGCAGCTTCGCAATTTGTTCGTTTATGTTGGAAAACGACCTGATATCGCGAAGCTCTCTTCGTAAACGAACCCCAAGAAATTTTGGGTTGACGTCGCCATACCTACAAACCAATTCTTTACCCGTCATCCTCCCAGCGAACATTCGCGTATTCATGACGTAGTCGTATTGTTCTTTGATGTCATATAAGTCGTTTAGTTCTTCTTTCAGTATTGCCAACAGATTCATGTTATATTAGCATTGAAACAATTATTTTTATATGGTCAATAATATTAATCTATGTAGATTAATATTATATGCTCAATAATATTAATCTACGTAGATTAATATTATTTTTATATGCTCAATAATATTAATCTACGTAGATTAATATTATTTTTATATGGTCAATAATATCTACGTATTAATTAATAAAAAGGTGTTACCCTTCGGGCGACCTATCCCAAATGGATAGGTCGCCGCTTCGTCGCTTTGCGGTAGTAAATAAATGATTCTAGATATTGCCGTTGTTTTTATTGCCATTATTATATTATGCTGGGTAGCCATACGCAAAACACCACCCACATATACAGGTACCATTCGGGAACCGATCCCTTCGGGATCGGGTACCCTTCGGGCAACTGGTACCTCACACAAAATACCAGATGTAATAAAAAACTATCAAAATAAACCCACCTTTTACAAAAACGTCATCATTTCAATTGAAGCATATGATGGCATTAACGATCTAATTGGCCTCTTGGAAAGCATTCTATCTCAAACTATAAAGGTAAGTTTAGTTGTCTTGATCGATTCCAAACAAGAACAACAACATCTTAAAAAAATACCTATTATCAAGGACATGTGTATTTTTAATAAAGTAGGAGGAACATCGTTGCTTTTTAAACAAAGCAACAAAGATACAATTATCCTATTTTTGTTTGGAAATTTTATTAAATTTTCCGATCCACAATTTTTAGATTTATTTTTAAACGATCCGTCTTATGTAGCTGAAGATATAATTAAAATTGACTGCAATGAATATAATATTCCTATTCAAACTGTTTACACATCTTAGACTTGTATAGACGCACTATGGCTTTAATTGCTATTATAATCGATTGAAATTTGGTTACAATTATTACATTAATAAACAATATGAGCACTGTGACATCTAAGAGTAAAAAAATTTTATTACAAAATTTAAACAATCTAGTAACTGATAATTTTTTATCCGATGTAGAAAACATGAATATTTCAGAGATTAAAAAACACTGGGAGTCACACGATTTTCAAAAGAAAATGGCAAGTGAGGTATTTGGAATAAAAGGTAAAAACTTGACACCTGGTCCAAAACGAAATCAATCAGCCTATATGTTTTTCTGTAAAAAAACAAGACCAGAAATAACCTCTCAACATCCAAATGCAAAACCAAGTGAAGTAATGGCTTTGTTAGGAAGTAAATGGAGAGAACTCGACAACCAAGAAAAAAACATATATTATGTTGAAGCCGGTGAAGATAAAGAAAGATATTTGGTTGATAAAGAACTCGACAAGAAGAAAAACAGACAACCTAGCAAACTATCGTCCTATTTTTTGTTTTGCGAAGATGAAAGACCAAAAATTAAAAAAGACCACCCAGATTACTCTACAAAACAAGCAACCGCAGAATGCGGTAAACGGTGGAATTATCTTAAAGAACACGATACTGTTAAATATTCTTATTATGTTGACAAAGCTAAATAATACCCTATCCTTTTAATGCTTCTAGAAGCATTAAAAACTACAACTTAAGATTTTTGAATCAACTTTATTTCCGGTCTCAGTCGTTCCAAAATGGACCTAAGGATCGGAAACTTAACAATACGATCTTTCCTAACTTTGAGGTCGTCAAATACCTTCTTCTTCGAAATTGATGTTACATCCGGGTTCAGAGACAAAACGTACGCTTTGACCGCTTCTTCGAACGAGTCAGATTGGATCGTTATGTTGTGCACCGTGCCGTCCTCTTTCAGCTGAGTTACGGAAGTGAGGTAGCTCGTGTTGGGATGCGGAACGATGGGCCTCAAAACGCGTTTGTTTAGGTTAGAGATGAACTGGGTCAGCTTAGAGTTCACTTCCTCCACGTCTTCGCCGTCTCGATTACAGAGGTACTCTACGATGTATCTGATATCGTTGTAATGTAGTCGGTACATTTCCTTCTCCTTCTTGTTCCTGAATCGACCCAATAGATTCTTTAATTGAGCCTCTACAATATGGTAATTGGAGACCATAAAAATATCAGAATAATAAAAGCTATCCTCTTTTATTCTGCCTGTATTGTACGTGCTCAATCTACCGCTTTGCGGCGCCCGAAGGGTAGACTTGAGCTTGTTGATCTCATCGACCCCACCTGGTTTGAAGTTGTTGGTCTTGGCATATAGTTCGGTGGTCGCGATGTAGATGACTTGTGTTCGTGTGATTGGGTCGTCCTTGATCATCATATCTTGCAAGATGAGGGTGTACTCTTTGGCGTCCTCGAGTTCTTCCTCTTTTGCTTGAAGTTGAACTTTTAATTGGTTTTCTTTGAATTTGTGGGTATATGCACCATAAAGCTGAACCAGTTCTTCGAGAAGAAGATAGTACTTTCTGATGTCTTTAGACCTTTTGGTAGTCAAGGACATAATTGCTTCTTTAAAATTCGTTGTATTCATGATAAGCCATCGTTTTCTTGGTTTATCTACTGAACGCATTTGCCCAATTTCTTCTTGTATCTCCGGAAATTGTTCAATTAAAGGATCTTCAAACCCTATTTCTTGGTACTCGTTGGCCCTTCGGGCCAACGAGCGCCCAATCCCGCTTCGCGGGATTGTGGTAATTCAATATCGTTATTTTCAAGAAGTTGAACAAATTTTTGTTTGTTAAATCTATCTTGACCTTCGTATCCCATCCAATTTAGTGACGATGTGCCCACGTGGGCACATCGTCTTACCATACTGTCCCACAACACGTCGAATCCAAGGTTATCTTTAATCTCAAAATCAATCTCTTTTATGAATGTTAATATATCCATCAACTCTTCAGAGCTCTTTTCAAGAGCGAGTATAACTCTAGTATCAGTGTAATAGTTTTCCATTTTATTTCTAATGAAAATTTATTTATTTTTCATTTTACGATACTGTTGAGTTGAACATGTAACATATTTTCTTTGGATTTGTGAGTGTAAGCTCCATAAAGTTGCACCAGTTCTTCTAATTGTAGATAGTACCCTTCGGGCGCCGCAAAGCGGTAAAGTATGGGGCATCAATACCAACTTTGAAGACTATGATTCGACCATATACTTTTCCAAACTCGAAAAATGGATTGATGTCGATGCTTTCGGCGATGTGACTTATACTGAAGTATTACAGTACAAAGAATGGAGAGAGAAAGAGTTGGCTCAAGAACAATACTCAACACCGCTCTGCGGCGTTGAGCGCCCTGGCCGATCAGGGTACAATCAACTGCGAGAGAGCATTGGTTTTGTGAATGTCGACGGAGTTTTGGGTTCCCATTACGATCACACTCGCGGTGGTGAACTGAAACGCAGAAAGCGTAATCACTTGGACCCAACAATGTACAAATGCAAGATGGACGTCCCGACCAGGCCCCTGATCCACGAGGATTCGTGCAGTTATTACCTAAATACAGGAGCACCAAGTATCTTAGCTGTCCCGTATTGGGGTTTATGTAAGCTTTTTGGTTGAAAGGGCAACGAGTAGCGACGATTGGCGCCCACTTGGGCGCAGCGCGCCCCTGCGTCGCGCTCGGTGGTTTCGCCACCTCGCAAGCAACCCCGGGGTAAGAAATTGCCCTTCAGATCTGAAGGGCAATTTCTTTCGATTCGTAAAATAAAAATTGCCGGTTTTTAATGACACAATGTCATTAAAAATCCTGTGAAAGTCTCCATTAACAAACTTCCCGTTTCGCATCGTTAATCATAATCATTTCATCAATCAACTGTTGTTCTGTCACATCAGAGGGTTCGAGATCTATATTGTTCCCCTTAAATACGACGCGTTTGGCCTTCAAACTCTCCTTGATCCTGGTGTACAGCGTCTTGGAGTTCGGATTACACGCAAAGTCCAGCAAAATCTCCAAGTTGGGAAAGTGTTGTCGCTCAAACTTTAGCTTGCGCTTAGTGTAATCGTCTTGTGCTCGTATGGTGTAATATGGATAGTACTCGTCGTCGTTGCGCTTAAGCAGAACGAATCTTTCTCGTTTGGCCTTGTTTTCGGGAAGCGGTGCTCGGTCTTCAACGGCAATATTAAGTTTAGTCTTGACTTGTTTGATATCTGATTTCAGAGACTTGTTACGGTCAAGGAGTTCATCATTTTGATCTTTGACGTGTTCGAGAGAAATACCAAGAGAACGCATATATTGTCTATCTTTTTCTCTTTCTTGATCTTGTTTAAGTATAAGTTGTTTAAGTTCGTCAATCTTATCATCCTTAACCGTAACTACCTCTTCATGTTCCAATGTTAAATGTTCCATCTGCTCTTCAACCTGCTTAATTTTTTCTTCAAGTGCACTTTTGTTCATTTTCTTAAACTCGTTCACAAAGTAGTTTAAGATAATCTTGTTGCACTTGTCGTAAAACTCTATCGACACCCACGATGCAATCTCCAAAATAAGTTCTTGAGGAACATATGTACCGGTGATCTGTCGATCTGTTTTGTCTTTATTGGCTCCTTTGACTTCGTATAAGAAGCTGCCCTTCAGATCTGAAGGGCAGCTTCTTTGGTAATACTCAATCATTCTCTTAGACTTTTCGAGGCGTTTCCAATTAAACAAATTTTTGCCTCCTTGGTCACACAGCTTTGTTGCATTGAAGAAGCCTGTTGACTTGTCGATGACGAGCCGAAAGTCTCCAACGAGACCATAATAAAAAGTATCTTTGATATGTTCGTAGATACAGTTTGATAACTCAACGTTTTCCATCTTTATTGGTACTACACACATTTTAATTAACATCAATGTTTTTAGAACACATCCACAGGAAAGAAACCCGCCCTCCAGATCTGGAGGGCGGGTTTCTTTGGTAATACCTTCATAAAAGAGATTAAAGATAACCTCGGATTCGACGTGTTGTGGGACAGTATGGTTTGGGTACCCTTCGGGCGCCGCAAAGCGGTAAAGTATGGGGCATCAATACCAACTTTGGTGATGTAATTAGTTGACTCCAAAGTTGGGTCTCATCTCAATTTTATTTAACATCAATGTTTTTAGAACACATCCACAGGGAAGAAATTGCCGCTCAGATCTGAGCGGCAATTTCTTTGGTAATACTCAATCATTCTCTTAGACTTTTCGAGACGACTCCAATTACGATAATTTTTGCCTCCTTAGTCACACAGCTTTGTTGCATTGAAGAAGCCAGCCGAAAGTCTCCAACGAGACCATAATAAAAAGTATCTTTGATATGTTCGTAGATACAGTTTGATAACTCAACGTTTTCCATCTTTATTGGTACTCGCTCTTGTGTTTCTTGGGATTGAACGAAGAAACTAAAATTTCGGAAAAAATACAAATAAGGACATATATACCCTCTTATTATTAAAACATACATTTTAATATATATATAAAACCTCTTTTTCAAGGAAGTTGTTGCCCTTGAAAAAGAAAAAATATAAAAAGTGATTTAACTGAAGGGTATACCCTTGGGATGTGTTCTAAAAACATGATGTTGGTTTATCGAGAATACGGTGCGTCGTGAGACGGAGTAGGTCCACCGATGTGTTTCTTGGGATTGAACGAAGAAACTAAAATTTCGGAAAAAATACAAATAAGGACATATATACCCTCTTATTATAAAAAACAGACATTTTAATATATATAAAAACTCTTTTTCAAGGAAGTTGTTGTCCTTGAAAAAGAAAAAATATAAAAAGTGATTTAACTGAAGGGTATACCCTTGGGATATGTTCTGAAAACATGATGTTGGTTTATCGAGAATACGGCGCGCCGTGAGGCGGTGCGGAGTAGGTCCATATTTTAGATACATATTTTAAACGAGGTGTAAATATAATTTTATCGTTTGGCAAGCTAATTTGTTGTGTTGTAAATTCGAGTGCAAAATTTTGAACATCCGCTTCAGAGTCGACACATGGGACTGTTGGTGGAATGTTGCGTCTTTGTTCAACAGCTTTCCAATTCACATGTTTAAAATAAGGATCTTTTCTTATTGAATCCGCAAATGTTAAACGTTCATTGACGTCGACGTTTAAAAGTTTCCATAATAAATCTTTTTCGTCTTTATCAAAAGACGACAGGTATTCGTGTTTACGTTCTTTCATAAATATACTCGGATCTTGGCCTGTTTTTAACTCGTAAAATAAAACCCCCAGACTCCACCAATCGACTTCAAACCCGTAGTTTTCTCCGCGGATGATCTCAGGAGCCATGTATTCCCGCGTTCCACAAAATGTGTTTGTAGACGTTCTAACTTTTTTGGACAAACCAAAGTCTGACAAAACAACATGCCCGTGTGTATCAATGAGGATATTTTCGGGCTTTAAATCTCGGTAGATTATTTTTTTAAAATGGAGCCTTTGCAAAATCACAACCAATTCCGACATGATACTTTTTACATCTTTACTGCGAGCAAACTCCACAAACGAAAATAAATCTCCTCCTTGATAAAATTTCATAACAAGATAAAATGCTTTTTCATCACAAAAGGCATAATGTAATTGTGTCACAAAAGGGTCGTCGTGCAGCTGTTCTAATAGTCGTCTTTCATTTAACACATTGGTAATTTTTTCAGCGACGTAAGCAGAAGGTATAACTTTCATGGCATAGTAAAGGTCGTCTTTTTTTACAAGATAAACTTTACCGCTACCTCCGTTCCCTAAAAGCGAATGGACTGTAAAGTCTTTTAAAGAGACGTTGGGTTTAATCTGTTCAAATGTCAATTCATACCATTTATCTAGGACTTTTTCACGTGCTATTTTATGGTCTTTGGTTAGCCAAAGAGCCAATCTATTGATTGATGGCGATAAAACTTTAGACATATTCATGATTATATAAATTTATATAATCATGAATTGTATAAATCAATTTTTAATTCTCTCCCAGAGAATTAAAAATTTAAAAGGAAGTTTTATCTTTGTTTATTCAGAGTCTGAAGCTCTCTGGGGGTCGGTGTCGCAATCATATGGCGATTTTTTAGCTGGCTCTTCTTCAGATTCCGAGTCGGAGATTTGTTTTTTAGAGAGCTTCTTCTTGGGTGATTTTTTAGCTGGCTCTTCTTCAGATTCC